CAAATCGTGATGACTCTATCAAGAACATTATTGAACGTGCAATGCCTGGTTCAGTTCTTGAAAAGATTAAAAAAGCTGAAGCTCGTCGCCTTACCCGTGTTTCCACTGAAGCCGCAGCTCTTTCACAGGCTCTTAAGTCTTATATCGGCGGTATTCAAGCCGGTGAGGAATAAACTCTCTTTCCACCAGTCTATAATAAAATAAATCGCTGAGAATTTTCTCAGCGATTTTTCATTAATAACTTATATTTCAATAAACCAGCTTCGCCTGATAACGTATTATTGACTATACATTCCTTTGGAACTTCATTTTGTTTACCTGCCATACACATTTCATTAAAGTCTTTAAAACGCTTTCCAACTTTCTCCGGCCATACAAATACTGATTCACCATTCTCTAATAAGATTCGTGTCTTTTCATAACTTGCATCATCCAACCATTGAGAATCCAGGACCCAAATGAACTTATGGTTCATTCTAAAATAATCTAACTGCTCTTCTTGAATATCAGTTAAAGATTTTTCACGAGAAGGTGTAATACCACCAACTGCTACTCCATTTTTAACGAAGCAAGAATCAATAGGTCCTTCAAACAAAAATATTTCTTCAATATCATCAGATACTTTATCAATATTGAAAATACTTTTTTGCGAGTTCTTCTTAGAAAGATACTTTACATCTTCCATATAATCGTCAATATTGGCTCCAAATGCTCGTGACTGGTAAAATATAATCTTACCATTGCAATCATAAAAAGGAATCACCAAACGATTTTTATGGGTTCTATCCTTAAGAGATATAAAAAATGTCTTTGGACGATTAATCGCAGTATCCAGACGTCTTGATTTGATATAATTTAGAGCTTTATTAATTACTGAATTGCCCTTATAGTAGTCAAGCTGAAGCTTATTTGATAAGTCGATGATATTTTCAGGAAGTATTTCTTCATATGGATCTTTAATAAGCGCTTGAATTTTGTTATCAAAATGTACCTTATCCAAATTAATAATTGTAAACTCACCTTCTTCTACCTCTTTTATAACATCTTCTCGTGAAATTCCACCTGCAAGCATAATCCATTTTAAAGGTCGAGATGACCAACCACAATTATGACAATAAATTAAATTTTTTGCTGGAATAAACCAGCAACGCTTCTTTTTACCAAAAGATTTACCCTCTAAACATATAGGGCAAGAGCAATGATAAGTATCATTGCTCTTAATATACTGAGTACCGTAACCATACTCATAGAATTTCTTAATAACGTAATCTTTAGGCAAACTGGAAGATGTTGAAGTAATCATTAGAAAAAATATTTGTTACATTATTTGTCTTCTTTTGAAATGCTGAAAACCACTCATTAGCTTTTCTATATATATTCCAAAGTTCTAATTTTTTTACCAGCATTTTAAAGTCATCTTTATTTGGCTCTGATGGTTTATTAATACATTCTTCATACCATTCAATTTCTGAAGGATGATTCATAATTTCATCAAGTTTCATTAATTTAATATTACGCTCAAATAATTCCATTTCATCCTCTTTAAGAATCTCCGATTTTCTAAGTGCTTCAATATCAAAGTCACGACCTAGACACTCAATAACATTCTCAATTCGTGTCTGTCGAATACCCTTTACTCCAGAAATATTATCAGCAATATCTCCACGTAATGCCTTTTTTACTATGAATTCATATCCATCATTAACAGCAAATTTTTGTTTAAGAAAAACTTCATTAATTTGCATCTTACGTTTAGGATTATAAAAAATATTTTCATTTAATTCAGGGACGATAAGCTGATACATATCAGTGTCAGTAGTTATAAGTATACACTGATTAGGATATTTCTTTGCGCACAGCCAAAACATGATATCATCTGCTTCAAAATTACGAGGAGTCATTTGTTTAACACCAAGAGCAGTGAGAATTTTTCTAATAGAAGGCATATAAGAATAAACTTCACTATGGTCAGGTCGAGTACCTTTATAATTGCCTAATATTTCTTTGCGTTCATTTGTTTCATTCTCTTCACGATAATCCCAACATACGATAATTTCCGACGGTTCAAAAAGTCTAATATAACTCTTTAAAATATTAAGAAACACATATACTGAATACTGAGAATTTTCTTTATACTCAACCTCATTTTTCTTATATGCCCAGTAAGCTCTGTGCAATAAATTATTACCGTCTATAATAAGTTTCTTTCTCATTAAAATAGGTCTAAAATTTCAGGTTCATTAGCTCTTATTTGAAGTTTAATAATATTCTTCAATTCTTCATATACGTCATTTGGTATAGTTTCTAAAAAATTAAGAATTTTTAAATCTTCATGTACTGGATGATGTGCTTTAGAATTCAATGCTCGTTCAACGGTCTTATATGTTATTAGATAACAATCACAAGTAATAAAATCAAAAAATAACATACGTCCTTTATAATCAAACATATAAATTACTCCACTAAAACGTTTTTTCGGGCTAAGAATTTGAAACACATCTCCAGGATTAATATTCATCGTTCTTTATAAAATGGTGATTCTGTATCGTCTGTAATAATTTCCTTTTCCGCAAGTTCTTCAAGAATAATATTCATCGAAGAAGTCTTAATATAATAATTTCGTGGCCATTTATTTCCACCATCATTAAGCTCGAAAATAATTTTAAAATCTTCAATATACTTATAACAAGTAATAAAAACAGATTCTCTTCCTGGACTTACACAAATAGTCCATTTTCGAGTATCCTCGGGCGCATATTTGTCAAATATACGCATTACAATATATCCCTTATCACGTAATCGTTTAATAAAATAACCAGGTGTGTCAATTTTATTCATCGTACCTTAGAATTAAACAAATACTTTACTAAAACTCCATTAGATTCTAATGTAAACATAATTGCCTCCATTGATTTAATTTTATTACCGATTTCAATTACATTAAACTTAATAGAAGGTGTTGTGAGAATCAATGAACTAAGAGAATCTACTGCGATAATAACTTTATCTTTAATTGTGCCAGTACAATTATCACTTACAATAATAGAAACATTATCAATATTATCAATAGTTCTATCATTAAGTTCTGCAATTAAATTTGAACCATCTTGATAGAAATACACTTTATCAGAGCCATCAGCAAAACTAGACAAATGAAGAATCTCCTTAATTTGATGCTTATTAAGCTCTACTTCAAATGTCGGCTTAAAGGCATTAAACCATTTAGAAGTAACATGCTTATGAATCTTCTGAGGTGGTATATCATCAAGTATAAATTTAGCACCCTTTACTTTATTATTTTTAAAATATATATAATTATTTTTAATTTCAAATGTAAAGGTTTCCTCTTCATTCATATCCAAAAGTTTACTAAACTTCTGAAGGTCGGGCACATTAATTGTATACTCTTCATTTACTGAAAGATTAATATCTTGTTCATTTAAAATATGAATCTTTGCACAAGCCATAATACTTGCAGAATCTTCGGAAAATACGATACATTCAATAAACTCTTTATGAATTTTCAATGATGCGCCACCTCTAAATACATTAGAGATGGCAGAAATGAATGTATGAAACTCTTTAGCAGATACTGTTATCTTCATTTTGTCTTTTTATTTCGTTTTTTTGTATTTGAAGGAGTAACTGTTTCTTCTTCATCATCAATAACAGACATAGATACTTCTGGATCATATGTTTCAATTGGTTCTTCTGAAAACTCTTCAAACTGTTGATCTTGAAAAGATGAAGTATTATTAAGATTAATATTTGGATTAACTTCTCTAATTAATGTTTCCAAACGTTGAACAGTTAAACCATTAATAATAGCAATATCTTCCAAATGTTCTATTATAGGTTTAAGCACTTCTTGTAATGCTGCTACCAACTGAGCATGCTCATTAGCCAAAGAAGGAGATGAAATATTTTGTAAAGATGATTTACCGAGAAGCTTATTAAGTCGTTCTTCTCGAGACATTTGCTGATTTTGAGTCATATTAATAGATGGCTGATTATTAAATTGAAATAAATTAGATTTATATTCTGTTGAATTTATATAGTCAGGTTGTTCAACATGAGAGAAAGTAGTTTCGGGACCATTAATTTTATATCTTAACAGCTCATCTGCTCGTTGTAATGATTGAGAAGCTACTGTCCTATTACCAGTAAAATCACCATATTGATAATCGCCAATATATGTTTTATCAATACTATTCAAACTTGCACCCGTAGCTGCTAAAAAATTACGAATTTTATTAATACTCATAAAATTATTAAAGAATTAGCGCCATTCATGGCGCTAATTAATTTTTCTTTAGCCAAGTTTTGAAGTATCAAAGCCGTTCTTAGCAAACCAATCATCTACATCACTGTCACTAACAGATTTACTTGTAGTACTAGGAACTACTGGAGCTGCTGAAAAAGATGGAACTGCATCTTCTGGCGTAGAAATATTAATAGGGGAAACAGCAGGAGTATGTACAGGGCTAGATGTTTGAATCCTGTTGTCATTATCAATATCAAGATAGGACTTTTTAAAGAAATCTGTAATCTGCTCAAAATCCATAACTGGTTCAAGAGTAGTTACATCATGACAACTATCATAAATCTTTTGGATTTCGTCAGGAGTCTTACCGAGATCAGTATCAGAAATACTAAACTCTGAAGCACTATAATCGTGAAGACCCATCTGATTTTTATTAACACGAATCACGAGATTTACACCATCAGAAGAAAGGTCAAACACCTTGGGACCAACCTTAATCTCAATATTTTTATTACCGGAATACTTACGTGCTTGCTCAGTCCAAGATTTATCTAGATCGCCATTAAGAGCAGATGTAATCAAATTATAAAGCTTCTTACCCATATCAAGGATCTTAACCTTACCTTCATTTTCAGGGTTAGTCGGGTCCTTAATAACATATACATTTGTATATGCTCCAGCCTTATACTTAAGACGTCGATTCATATCTTCACGCTCAGCATCAGTTCCCTTATACTTTACACGATATGACCAGTCACTAATTGGACACTTTGCATCCCAGGTACGAGGAGAAAGAACCGAACACCACTTACCACTGGAATCTTGCCACGAATATTTTTGATACTTAACTAGTGTCTTGCTGGCAGTACCTTCGCGCCCCTCCTTAAGATATGGCACAAGGCGAACAATATATTCCTTACCAATTTCGAACTTCATCTTTTCCTTCCAAACATTATTAGAGCTGCTTTGTGAGGAAATAGAAGAAGAAACAATATCATTAAAAATATCAAGTACGTTTACGTTCATAATTTATTAATTTCTATTTGTTTATTACTAATTTTTTGATTTAATTTATTTGCTATTTGTTTTAACTTATTACTATTAATATATTTTTGCTTAGTTTCGTTGAACACATTATCAAATTCATGAAATGTAATATCAATATAATCTGAATTTAGTTCAGTTCTGGAGATATCCAAAGCATGCAAATGATAAAATGATATTTTTTGTTCATTTAGGTGAATTAGCACCCAAGGAATACCCATATTATTAACACATGTTCTGTATTGTTCTACAGGTAAATTATTTGATAAACAGAATGCAACAATATTTTTATAACCATTTATAAAGTTTTCAATAGATTTATCGCTATCAATAAAATCATTATATTTTTCTTTACTATTTCGGCTATAAGCTACAACTGCACTATGTTTAATAAAATCTGATAATGGAATATACGAAATTTTACGATACTCAAATGAAGCATTAAAAAAATTAAACGGATTTATATGTTTAAATTGTGTAAAAAACACTTCAAGACGATAAAGATAATTTAATGTATCATCGTCTAAAGTACTAAAATTCTTTCGAGGTTTATATGGTCTATTATTTGCTTTAGCTAATGCGCACAAATAAGAATTATAAATCTCTTTCTGTATATCCGTCATAATTTTTCTGTCCTACTGATTTTCCCAATTTAGAAATATATTTTGAAGATGCTATAGATGGCTCTATTAATAATAATGTTCTATATACTTCTAGGTCAGAATCTTCATTAAGCAGCTCTTTAAGAAATTCTCTATAATTTGCTTCAGTTAAGATTAAGGCAAAAATATGTTGAAAATTTAATTTTTTATTTTTTAATAAAGAGCATAGAGTACAGAAATTATAAACGATATACTTGGATTCTTCATATAATAAACCTTCGTAAGGCGCTTTTATTTCGTTAAATTCTATCACTTATAAGTACTTATGAAACATTTTCAATAATTTCATCCAAACTTAATACATTTTCTATTGCTTCAATGGCATTTCGTTCAGATTGAGGAATATTCGTATTCATAGAATCTCCAATGTCTTCAAAGCGAAGGTAATTTTGATTAAAATAAAGTGAAATAGAAAACCCATTAGCTCCTAAACGAGATTTCAAAAACGTTACACGCATAATGTTCATCTCTTTGTCTTCCGGTTGTTGGTTTAAGGAAATAATTAAATCAGCTTCTGCAGCTATGGCAATTGATTCTGCAATATGGCTAAGCTCCTGCTGTTTCTCTTTCATACCGTCTCGATTAATCTGACAAGCTGTCCAGAACGGTATATTATACTTGTAAGTAAGGGCTCGAAGTTTACGAGTAATGGCTTTACCGGCTTCATTAGAATTATCAGTACCAGGGGCAGTGAGAAGAGTAAGATAATCTACACAAACAAGATCAAACCTATTTCCAGCTTTATATAAATCATCGATATAGCCATCAAGTTGCTCAACTGTCATAGTTGCAGGTGGGAATTCTTTGATAATTACTTGACCATACTGTTTATTATTAATTTCTGTTTTTAGCTCTTCCGTCATAAATGTAAGAGAATTAATAGGCAAATCATAAAGCGCAGAATAGATACGACCTGCATAGACCTCTTCAGACATCTCAAGAGAAATAATAAGAACATTTTTGCCCATTTTAGCAGCATTAACGGCAATATTACCAAGCATAATTGACTTACCCATATTAGTAGGGGCAGTAACAATAGATAAGCATTTACCATTTGCAAGTACGCCTCCGTTAATATGTTTATCAATTTCAGCAAATCCAGTAGGTAGCTTATTAAGAGTAGACTTTAAAGAGTTTACATATCTGTCTACATCATTATAAATGTCATAACCCTTATCAAAAAGAAGAGAAATACCTGCAATTTCCTCAAATCTATTAACAAGATAAGAAGGTTCTATTTCATTCTTTATCATCTTATCGACAGCTGATGATAAAGTAATAGAAGCAAGCTTTTCTTTAATATATTTTTCGCTTTCCTTATATAAAATATCTTCTTCTACTGCATCCAACGAGATATTAGCAGTATCATTATAAAACTTCTTAAATGAAGTAAAGAAATTAGGGTCATTAGCAAATAATTTAATTTCCTCTACGGAAGGAAGCTTACTATGGCTGTCCCAGAATTTTTTGTAAAAATCAGCTACAATATTATAGTTATTATCTACAAATAATTTACTATCAAGGTATCGTACCACTCTACTCATATAAACTGAGTCGGTAGTAAGTGCCTTAATAATCAACTTTTCTAAAAACTGTTTATTAATCTCCATAGAAAATACTTTTAAAGATTATCTAGTAGTTCTGATTTCAAATATAGTTAAAATAAATTTTTTGCTTTTTTCATTTCAGAACATTTTTTAATTTACTTTAAATTAAGTAAAATAAATATTAATACGATCATGACTTATATATCTCGCGAACAACTAATAGAAGCTGTTTTGAATGAAGATCTTGGTCTCGTATCCTCTAATGGTCCACGCAAGCGTGCATCTGTTATTGTTGATACTAATGAGATTGGTGGAGATTCTAAGAAAAAGCATTCTAAGGGTGGACAGTCACGTAAAGCTATTGAAGCCTCTAGTGACATGTTCAGAAAGCCAAAAAATTCAGAAATTAAAAATATTGTAAGAACTCTTGGTCACAATCCTACTTCAGATGACCAGACTAATCAGATTCGTGCATTCTCTAAGTTACTTTCTGACTTCGACCTTCTTGATAAGCATTATGGTTCTAAAGAAACTGACTGGAATGAGGGTAAAACTAACCATCGCCAGGTAGCTAATAGTATAACAAATATTAAGCGTGAGCTTAGTAAGCGTTATGGTAATAATATGGATACACCAATCGAGGATTTGTCAGAAATTATTCAAAATTCTCGCGAAGTTCTTGAGCAGGAACTTGGTGTTAATGTTCCTGAGGTTATTGGTGCATTTAAAAATTGGCGTGACATTCTTGTATACAATTCTAAAGTTAAGACTGCTAAGTTCCCTAAGGGCTTCAATATGCAGTTGATGGCTAATGTTGAGAAGGCAGCTAATACTAACTATGAAGAGGCATATATTAACCTTAATAAGTATCTTTTAGACAAAACTACTAGCTTTAAGACCCCTGAAGCATTAGCTAAATGGATTAATAGTAACCAGACAATTTACGCAATTCTTCATGACCCGACTGCTAAGCGTAGTTTTGATGCTGCTATGACTTCTCCGAACGTTAAAACTATTGAAGAGTTTATAATGTTCATGGTCAAAGACTTGGAAGGAAAGAGCATTAAGCCTAATAGAGGTAATACTATGGCTTATATTAATAATGTAGCTCGTAAGCGCATTCAGTACTTTGACCTTATGATGAAGCGTAAGGGTTATGAGAATGGTATTGCAAGTTGGCCTGATGTTATTGATTTCTTGGAAGAGTATAAGCCATATGTTTATCAGCGTATTCTCACAAACTATGAAGTTACTGGCGACCAACTTCGTTCTTTCGGTTCCGGTTTAGCATTCTGTGATTATCTCTTCTCTGATCCTGAACGTCTTTGGAAGATTCTTAAGCCTCTCCAGGGTAGCGAAGGTGGTAAGGGTGTAGAAATGAGCGTTATGCACCGTGATTTGGAGAAGAAGGAAAAGCGTCTTAAGAGCAAGATTGAAGGTAATGGCACCAGCTCTAAGAGAGGTCCACAGGCTTCTACAATTGACGAGCTTAAAGAAAAGATTGCCAGCCGCGAAAAAATGTGTGAAGAGTTGGCTGCAGAATTGCGAGAAATTGCTAAGAGAAATGGCCTTCGTACAAAGGATGACCGCTTGAATGACCCTGAATATTCTAAGGTTTATAAGGTAAAGAATAAGGCTGGTAAGGAAGCAGCTGCTTATCGTCTTACTTTGAAGAAGCGTCTTGACGCAATTGCACAAAATGGTGGTGAAGAGCCTCGTCGTAAGTCTTTGGAAGATGAATACGCAGAGATTCGTGATGAGCGTGAAGCTCTCGAAGACAAAGCTTATAACCGTCTTAAGGATGATAATGCAATGGATTTATTCCAACAGCAATATAACCGTCAGAAGACTCGTGATGCAGCTGGTGACTTCGATATCGGTACTGGTTACGTAATGATGGGTTGGAGCTTTAAGTTTGATAGCGAAAAACATTACGAAGTAGCAGAGTTCATCGAAAATTATATTGATAAGAAGCTCAATGGCGAAGAGCTTAAGAACGGTAAGGAAGATTTGATTAACGTTACTACAGAGCCTGACCGTTATGAAGGTAAAATGCACACATATCCGTGCACACGAGTAATTATTGAATATCCTAAGGGTTCTCACCTTTATAAGCGTGTTACAAGCGTTAAGGGTAATTCTCAGCGTTCTGTAATTATTTCTGAAATTATTATGGACATTATCAATAAAGTTAAAGCTAAGTATGGTGTTTCCCTTGATGTAGTAGACGGTAGACAAGACCCACGTCATCGCATTAAGATTCTTTCTAAGAATGATGCAGTCGGTTATAGCTTCCGTTAATATAGATAAACAAAGTAAAAAACCCGCGAGTTAATCGCGGGTTTTTTATTAGTCTTCATTTAGAAGGTCTTTTTCCATTTCCATTTCTTCCTTCATTGCCTCTCGGCGCTCAGCCTCAGATTTATAAAGCCATGCTTTATCGACATATGTTTGTAATTTATCAAGATAACTCTCCCAAAATTCTCCATCAAATTGGACATCTTTAGAATATCCGTAAAGTTCTTCTGTTTCACTATCATAGATACGACCAGCACGATTCGTAAGAGCACCAAGCTCAATCGCCAGGTCCATTAAACCATAATACTTAGAGAGACCATTCTCAAAGCTAATAAACATATTACCCTGAATAAGTGGCTTACAAATTCGATTTTTAACAGTAAGACCTCGAACTTCCATGCCTACTTCACCATGAGAACCAGCGGCGGCTTTTTCACTAATCTTGCGGTCTTTATCACCTTCCTTAACAGCATTTGCACTAAGTTGCACAAGAGTTGTTGGAAGATATCGGACAGCTTTACCGCCAGGCATTGGCTTAACTAGTTTTGTAAACATAGCAGCAGGATCATCATAAACGTGATTAGTACAAATAATTGTTGTCTGTGTTTGACCAGCAAGATTATTACAAGCCTTAATAAGAGCCTTCATAGATTGTGCGTAAGAGCCCATATCTTTAGAATCAGAATTCTTTTCCATTCTCTTGTAATCCATTTCAGAAATCATTGCACCAAGAGAATCGATAATAATAAAAAATTGGCCCATTAAACCCAAATCGTAGACGTTTGAGAGGAATTTATAAACAGCATTCTTACACTGCTCAACTGTTTTAACTGGGAAATAGATAATTTTAGATGTATCAAGCCCAAGGTTAGATGCAAATTCATGATCAATAGCAAATTCTGAGTCAAAAATAACAATTTGCTTACCAGCTTTTTGAGCATAAGCAGCTGATTGTAAAGCAATAAAACTTTTTCCCACACCTGATTCTGCAGCTAGTAGTGACATTCGAGCCTCGGGAAAACCTCCTCGCAATTTACCAGAAACTAAGGCATTTAGAATATAGCAACCTGTATTTTCAAAATTTTCTACATTAGACATTGCATTATTCAAAAATGATACCATTGGACTAAATTCCTTTAAAGTATCCATTGCTGCAGCAATGCGTTTCTTTTTTTCTTCTATTGTAAGAGAATTAATATCAATTGTTTCTTCTTGTTTCTTTTTTGCCATATTTAGATAAAGCAGGTGTCTTCAGACACCTGCAAGTTGGTTGTTAATTACTTATTAGGGATAATCTCTACATTACCATCATCAGAGCGTTTCACGTGGTCAGTCATAGAAATGGTATTGTAATATACACTTTGCATAACTGGAGAAATTGAATTATTTTTTAAAACGTGACGAGCATCAATTTCCCAAATATTTTCACCTTCTGTGAGTAGAGCACCGAACAAATAAGGAATCATTTCAAAATTCAAACGAGGTTCGTGCTGTTTAGTTTTCTCGTTAAATTCCTCTGAAGTAGAAAAAATAACAGAAACTGGATTCTTAATAAGAAGTTTATCGTTACCAGAATAAATTACATCAGAAGAAGCATCAATACCCATAGAAGTAAAGGAACCGTCGGACCAAATAATAAATTTATCAGATGAATTCATATACATTTATTATATCACAATTTTACAAAATATCAAAATAAAATATTTTTTGCACTTAATATTAAGTAAGAAAATTGAAATATTTTATTAGATTTAAAATTAGATTATAAATAATATTATATGAAGAAGCGTAATATTTTTTCTAATAAGGAGAATTCCTCCTTTCTTAATCTTGTTAAGGTAATTACTGAAAGTTTGGATGATGAATCAGAGGGTCTTGATTTTGATGAGACCGAGGCTGATGCTGATGTTGAAACCGAAGATGATTTTGATACTGAAGATGATTTTGATACTGAGGCTTCAGACGATGAGATGATTTCTGTAGAGCTTCCTCGCTCAGTTGCTGAGCAGCTTTATGATGTTCTTGGTGCTATGCTTGGTACTGATGAAACCGCTGAGGACGATTTTGATTCCGAGGATGAGTTTGGCGATAGCGAAGAGTTTGGCGATGATGAGATGTCTGCTGAAGATGACTTTGTTCCTGAGGATGAAGAATGTGAAGAGGAGGACATTGATGAAGAAGATGAGGAAATGGAAGAAATGGAGGAAAATCTTGAAACTGCTGATGAAGACGAAGAGGTTCTTGGTTCCGACCAGTCCAATGTTGCTCAGAGCACAATCTCTCGTGATGGCGCTCCTAAGCGTTCTAAAGCTAACACCACTTGGAACACTGGCAAGACTGTAAAGTCCGTTTTTGACCAGACCGTTTCTCATGAAGGTGAGCCTGCAGGTACTTCTCGTGACGGTGCTCCTAAGCGTTCTAAGTTCAGCAAGGAACCTAATCGTTCTAAGACTGTTTCCAGCCGCCTCCAGCCTGGTAAGCACATCTTTGAGATTGGTAAGTAATATTTTAGTAAAATTTAGTGTAATAAAAAACCCGAGGATTTCCTCGGGTTTTTCTTTTAAGCAGGTTCCATCATCATTAAGTCAAATAAACTGAATGCATAATCATCTGCTGGGTTAAATGAAGGCCAACCTACTGACTTATAAATTCGTTTTAACTCATCAAAGACTGTTTTAATAAACGTTGTCTTATAATCAATCTGGAAATGCTCTTCAAATTCAGACGGCATTGTATCAAGATATGCAATTTTATCAATACCGAATTTGTTCTTATGCAAATATATAATCTTTGCAAGGTCTCCAGATTTTACTTTTTCATATCCTTTGATGCCTAACTTATCAAGAACTGTATTGAAGTTAATCGCAGCTCTTACATGACCCGGTGCACCAGTTGGCCACTTACGAGCACCAATATTATTGCCATGTATTTCTTCAAGCATGCTCTCATACTTTTGAACATTATTACAACGTTGAATTGTAACAATATCATCAAGAGGCATTTCTTTAAACTTATTATAAAGATTTTGAAGAAGAGCCTCGGTAGATGCTTTATCCTGTGATATAATCATATGTTCAACTACTTCCTTTGCTGCAGCCTTAAGGTCGCGAGTAAGGGTAGAACGAGCAAATTTCACACCAGTATATTTAAATGATGGTTTCTTGACACCTTCATTATCAAGAATATGAAGAATATAATTCTTCTTTGCCTCTTTATCTTTATCTTTTCGTTTCAAGAAAATACCTGCATCACAGATTTTTTCTCGTTTGAAATATACTGTACACTTATTTGAATTAGTCGTTTCTGTGAACCACTTTTGGAATTCTCTATCAATGTAATCGTCACATTCCTGGACAAGAGCATATCCTTCAGATGTCACCTTATCACCATCACAAAGTTTTACACCACACTTATCAAGACGAATACAACAAGAGTCAGTATCGTTAAACACTACCACTGCTTCCAAATCCTTTGCGGAAATATCAGGGTTCTTCATCTTAACAAATTTTCTTGCAAGAGTGTTCACATACTTAATAGACGTACTACCTGCAGTTGTAATTGCATTGGCCAAATCTGAGTCACCAATCGGATTCTTCTTAGATGAGATAGCACCATAAGCACTATTAATAAGAATCTTAAGAGCATACTGAAGAATATCCTTACGAGCTACCATTCGCTTAAGTTCATCAATTCTTTTTGAATCCTTACAAGTTTCAAGTTCCTTATTATGCTCTTTAATTTCCTTACGAATTGCAGAACGTTGAGCAAACACCTCAGCCATGTACTGTGCAAATACACCCGGTGTATTTTGCTTAAATACACAACCATTTGGTGCCATACAATAGTTCATTTCCTTAATAAAGCGCTTAAACTGAGCTCGTGTAAGGTCATACTTAAGATTATCCTTAGTAAAAACAAACTTAAGTGAATCATTATCATCACCTTCATAAACACCGCCTGACTTAAAATAGGCCATACCTACCTTAGTTTCAGGAGAAATGTTAAGACTAATTGCATTATTAGGATAAAGTGAGCCTGCGTCGAATGTTACACAGTCACGAGCGAATCCAGGTCGCAAAGATACATAACCACCAGGCTTTTTCTCGTTAGGATCAACTTCACGATCATCCCAGTGAAGAACTTTATTCATACGGCGGCAACGAACTGCAACTGCACCATTAGTACCGGGAATTGTCATCATACCTTTTTCAAAGTTACAACAGCCCATGTAAGATACCATTCGAAGAATCTGGAAATAACGAGTTTTCTCTTCAAGTTTAACAAGAAGTTCTACGTCTCGAACGTTATATTCAACGAAAGTATTCCAATGATTTCGCATGAATTCATAAATGTTTGCTTCACCTTGATAATCAACCTTACCTACGCCCAATTCAAGGTTAGCAATATAATCCAACTTATAAGATTCTTGCTTTACAATCTTATACTTTGCATAAACGTCGATATGGTCAATAACTTGAACACCACCAAAACTAAACTTTGTATAAGGACGACCGAATTTATCCTCCGATTCAGATTCATAAAAGTTTTCATAAGGTGAAAGTTCAAGAAGTTTGTCCTCACCAAAAACCTTACGAATACGATTAACCACATAAGGCATATCGAATCGGTTTAAGTTCCAAGCCGTTACAATATCAGGATAATCATCTTGCTTCCAGAATTCAATAAAGGAATGAAGGACACCTCGCTCAGTAGTACAATTAATATATTCTACATTATCACCGAGGTCCTTGCCAGTATAAGGATTTTTGGAAAATATAACATACTTTTGTGTACTTGTATCATACACAGTAATAATATTAATCTCAGAAGGTGCTGACCTTTTTAAGTCAATTTGAGTTCTAGCATAATCAGCATATACAATTGCTTCAGGGAAACTACCATCATCAGTTTCATCTACCTCAATGTCGAAAAAGAGAATTCGCAAGGGAAACTGGTCAAAATCAGGCTTATCATACTTGTCCCAGAAATAGTCCAACAAAAATTGATGGTCTACACTAAAATTTTCATAATAGCGCTTAGCTCCATATGATTTAGTAAACTTAGTACGTTGTGCTGGTGTACTAAATTCTACCTTTTCTACGGGTTTATTGAAAATAGAAGTATATTCACCCTTAGGAGAATCAACATAAAGATAAGGCTTAAACGGTACATTGACCGTTAAGCGCTTACCTTCCTTGTTCCAAGTCCTAAGTTTAATACACTTTTCAGTTTGACTCCATGAACAATGTCTATACATTTTACTCTATAATTCGTTTAGTAAATCCGTTAATTTTTTCAAGCGTAATTACTTCATTAGTAAATGGAATTTGTGCTCCAGTCTTATGTGAAATAATATATACTGCTTTATTTTCATTTTGTGTATGTTCTGATATGAAATTAAGAATTATGTTAAGTGATTTATCATCAACGGATGAATCAAGAATTTCATCAAAGAATATCACATTATAAGTTACTTGTTTTTGAAGTGTAATCATATCATTAATAGCAAATGAAATTGCTAAATCGATTTTCTTCATTTCAGCACCTGAACAATTACTATACAAACAAATAATGCCGTTAGAATCTTTAATTTCTTCCTCAAAATATTCATTAAATCTAAAATTAAATGTACTCTTAATTGCATTAAGATAATATTGTATACGATTGTTAAAAACGTCAAGCAACTTATTCACAATATATGCTCTTACACCATATTCACCGAGAATATGTTCACATATATTCATTTTACCGATGCTACGTTCAAGTACCTCTATTTTAGTTTTGACTTCATTTATGGTTTTTTGGGTTTCAACAACCATATTTCTGAAAGTTTCAATACCAGATGAGTCAGGTGCTTTATTTTTAGAATCTATCTGCTCATTATAAAGGTCAATAATACGATTAGATTCTTTAATTTTAGCTTCAATAAACTCAAATTTACGAATATTTTCATTAATTTCGTTAAGAGCTTTAGAAATATCTGAAATTAACTCATTTACCTCAGTTTCTTTTGTTTGTAATGTGCTAAGACGCCCAACAATATCTGCTAATTTCTCAGTTAATTTATTCTTTTCATCTATAATTTCATTCAGATGACTTTCATCATAAGCTCGTTTACAAGTAGGACAGACTCCGGTATCACCTTCAATCTTCTTAAGCTCTTTACGAGTTATACCTTCCTCAATATGAAGATTAGATTTAACTTTAGAAAGGGTATCGATGAATTTATGTTTTTCATAAAGTTCAGATTGCAAATCATCTTTACTTTTACCATCAGGGGAAGTAAAAATCAGGTCCTTCTGAACCAGTTTCATTCCATCAATCTTACCTTCCTCGACAACAATCTTATCCTTAATAGCTTGAATTTCCTCTTGACGCCTATTATAGTAATCTTCCTGGACCTTCAAAAGATTTTCAATCTGAATATTGTAGTCATTAATACTTTTTTCATGAATGCTTAAAGTATTTTGCTCCAGACTATACTCACCTTTAATTGCGCGAATATCATCTCGCAAATAACGGCCCATTGTTGAAAAAATATCTAAGCTGAATATTGTTTCAATAAAGTTTTTCTTATCAGCTTTCTTTTTAGCCATAAAAGGAATTGTATTATTAGCACGCATTATAATGCAATTTTGAAATATATCCTTTTCAGCTAAGAACAATTCCTCAATAAACTTATTAGTTTCCGCAGTAGTAGATTTAGTGATTTCACTGCCGTTTTTCCAAATCTTTAATGATTGTGGTGCAATTTTACGCTCAATCAAATATGTATCTCTACCACTTGAGCTATCTGTAATATCTGCTTCAAGTCGTACAATACAATTCTTTCCAACTTTACGATTAACAATATAACTAAGTTTAGAAATTTCTCGCATTGTAGTGCCAAATAATGCAAAATAAAACGAATCGAGAATAGATGAATTATGAGAAACAATATTATTCGCATAAAATTCATGTACATTAGCAACTTGTAAATCATACAAATCACGTTTTCTATCCATAAGTCTCAAAGAATCAATGATCTCTGCTCCATTTCTGGTCATAACCACATCTCCAACATTCATTCTTTTTACTGCTTTCCAGTCACAGTTTTCATTAAGAAGTAAATGGTCAGGAGAGGTCAAAAGCCTATTACCGCCATCGGTGATAATCTCTATCACTTCTGAATTATAAGCAGTTATACAACACTTTTCAACAGAATAATAACCATATCTCGTTTCTACCTCAACCATCCCTTCGTACTCAGGATAACAATAATAGAACTCAAATAGGTCTTGAATTGTAATAGTTAATTCTTTCATCGTCTTTGTTAATAAAATAATCAATAAAAAATTGCCTAAAATCGTCTGAAGGTAACACTAAAACTGAATTAAATGTATTTCTCTTATAAAGCATATTCGCTTTATACTTTTTATCGCACATCATACCACATAATTCAATATACGTCCCGTTAATTTTAAAATCATATCGTAGAGTTGAATTAGGATATAATTTATCTAAACTTTCAATTTGCAATCCTAATTCTTGTATTATATCATACATCGCTATTTCCAAACCACTTCTTAAAAGTCCATATTCTGTTTTCTTTGTATAAAAGCCACTAGGACCTTTTATAACATTAAAAACTTTATCAAACTCTTTTATAAACTTTACATAAAATTTTGCAGTTCTACCGAAATAAGCAAATGCCAATTTAGGAAAAGTTTTCAGGTAATCTAAAGGAGTGGTATAATAATTCTGTTTACTTGAAACATAATCATGTTTGATAAACTCAATAAGTTCATTTTCAGTATCAAATAATTTCCAGCCCTTTTGTTTAAATCTTAAAAATATTTTTTGTTTTTCTTCAGTTGAAGTATCTTTCAAATAGAATTGATAATCAGGAGCTTTTTTCTTATTAATTAGTCTAATCTCTTCATTAGATTTGGATTTTAATGATTTTATCCATTTGTCTTGTCTCTCTTGCCATAATTGCTCTCCTTTATCACCATATCGTTTAATACATTTTTCTTTAGTGAATGTACGTTGTCGAGATGATAATGCTTCTTTCGCTTGCTCATATGTTAAACCTTTATTAATATAATATTCTATACGGGTATTAGAGCATTCAGGATGCTTTTGAAAAAATTACTTTCTTTCATTTTCTTAGCACCTTTATTTGATATTTCTTTATGAAAAGCTTTAGCCTTTTCAATAGCCTCTTCTTCAGAATATTTTTTACCAGTAGATGGATTTATTTGCAATAACCAATAACATTTATCATTTTTTCGCAAACTTCTACGCTTAAAATCGGCTTCTTCTCTTGTATAAAGAGAACCTGTATTCGGATTAATAATATTAAGCCAATAATCAATTGAAAAGGGGCTATACCTAACACCTGTTATCTCTTTTCTTTTTTTAATTACTTCTTCTTTTGTATAAAAAGAGCCAGTTTCTGGATTTATTTTAGATAACCAATATTCATATGTAAGAATTGTTTTCTTCTTTTGTTTCATATTTTTATTTACTAAATGCCCCCGGGAAGAATTTTAAAAATTCATCTGGTATACGAACTTTAATTTTTGTTTTTTTATCTAGGCATTTGCCACAACCATTTTTAATATCATTTTCATCACGATTATAACCAGTGATAACATTTAAACCATTATTAAATTCTATCTCAAGTGGCTCATTACCAACTGATAAGAAATTTTGTATGTAAAGTTTTTTAAACTCAATATTTTTCATAAGACAAAATATACTTAAGTTCTATTATAAAGAAAGGCCGAATTAATCGGCCTTTACAAAGTTAGGAAGATAAGTGAAATCGGGTTGTGGCATCTGAACAATCTCCAACTTAAAATTATTCTGCTTATACTTCTTTCTAATCATCTCCTTAAACTCATCAGAACCCTCATTGCAACGAATAAACTTATCAAGGTCTACATAAGTGAAGCCTAGACGTTCCTCATCAGACTGTGCTTGAAGACCATCAGCAGGAGTCTTGTGAATTAGTTCAATAATACGTTCCTTTCCCGTAATGGGTTTTGGAATTCGAGGTTTGGAAGCACCAGGTATCGTCTGTTTTACAGAAGTATAACACTTTCCATCATTTAGTGCCATAATCTCTGCAAGATAATCTCCCAACTGCATAACCTCAGTTACAGTAAGACCTTGAAGAGGAGCATAAGCACCTGCATTATCACCGAACTGGGTGGCATAACCAACCATATCCTCAGAGAGATTAGAAGTATTGATTACACGTCCATCTACACACTGACCAACAGCATGAAGAGCTGCCATACGAATTCGGGCCGGGAGGTTGATTTCCATATCTTTAGTGGGATAAACACCACTACTCTTACGTTGATTCATAAATTGACATTCAATATCACCTACTGCATAACCAACGTTAATTTCATAATGATTGATACCCAAAATATTAATAACATCCTTGGCATCATCATAGTCTTTCTGAAGGTCCTGAGGAAGTTGAACACCCCATACACGCTCCTTACCAAAAATTGCACAAAGAAGCATTGCAACTACTGTACTATCTTTACCACCACTAATACCTACTATAAAGTTCTTAGCATTAGTCTGCTTGGCCCATAATTTCATGTGAGTCTCAATGTTTACAAACGCCGTCTGAGGCGTAAATTCGTATTTCTTTTCCATAATCATGTATTCTTTTTTCTTTTGTGAAGCCTTGAATAAATTTGTAAAATGATAATCTAATCGACTTTTAGGAATGATGTAGAAAGTTTGCCAATCCCTGACCCAAAATTCCTGAACAATTCCCCATTTTCCATCCCATGCTCCTTTTTTCTTATCAATAATTTGAAAAGGCTCATTCTCTGTGATGTTTAGTTCTGCTAACAGTTTTGTAGGAACTTCAGGATAATCTCCATACTTCTTTATCTTCAACTTAGAGATGTCAATCTTCTTTACTGTTTGTGGTATCATTTACTGTGAATAAGTTTGTGAATAATGATAGGTAAGATGAAGAATACGAATGCTCCACCACCAATGATACTAACAGGTATAATCGCAATATTAAAGTGATAAATCAATCCCCAAATGCTAAAAACAATAGCTGCTATACAAATACACCAAATGATAAGCAACAGAAGATACCCAAACCATTCTGACAGGAAGTCATTATAATCATCTGTTTTACACTCTTTTATCAAATAATGGAGACCTGTAATTGGAAGAAACAGCAGTGTCAACCAAGCCTTTATACAATTTTTAGTTTTCTTTGTCATAACTTACTTCTTCAATAGATAGATAATGTTACTAAGGTGCAGCTCAGCATCATCAATTACTTTCTTCAAACGAACAGCGGCCTCCATAAGACCTTCTGCATCTTCATTTTCATAAAGACGCTTAATGTTCTCTACTTCATCAAAGCCATCGACATCGTAAAATACACTGTCAAAGTCTTCAATACATTCTTCTAATTCAGGATGGTCAATAGCCATAGTTATATTTGTTTTATTATTTTAAGGAAGCATATCACTTCCCTTTACTTTGTCAAGAACCTTTTTACAAGTTTTCATCAACAGTTTCACGAATCGTCTCAAAGTTCTGCTTAAACTCCTGACCATCCTTGAAGTAAGGAATAAGAGCTGAGTTCTTTCCTATAAGGTCTGCTTCGTAAAGTTCATCTTCATAAGTCAACTCACCATCCTCGCTGAAGAAGATTCTGCACAGTCCTTTAGCTGATTTTTTCTGTGAAAAATTCTTTGGATCCTTATAGACATGTCGTTCACAAACAGTTCCATATTCATCCTTATATTTTGAATGACAACATTTTATGGCGATTGAGAACGTATCCCTAGAAAACAAGGAGATAGTTCCATCTTCATTCTCAAGACCTTGGAAAGAGAACGAACCTACACCAAGACTTACATTGTTGGCAGCGAATCCTTTAGCAGCAAGACGCTCATAAATCTTCTTGGCGCGAGTGATAGTGATACTGTCACCATACACAGCCTTGATACCAGGATTGAGAACCTTGTAACCCTTGGAATTCATAGTTCCTCCAAAGATTTCATACATGGATTCCACCATGCCCTTCTCTTCCCAAGTACGAGAACGATTGAGATTTCTTACAATAGCAAAACCAATAGCATTATTATTCTCATCTGTTGCCCAGGTTTTCAATGCACAACCCGCTGCATCTCTTGCCGAGAACTGGAAAAGAGGTCTATCACCATAAAAGTGCATGATTTGATAAACTTGTCCATTATAATCGAAAATACCATTCTTGGACATAGTTTTATTCAATCGTCTTGCATCATCTACAGGTATAATGATACGATACATCATTTCTCCCTCAACCAAAGTATCTGGAAGTTCATCAATCTTCACATTATTGTCTTTATTGATTACAGGAACAGTACCACAGAGAGCATCTACAGGTTCAGCACTGTCATGACGTACACCGATGAATACACCACGCTTACCACGCTCATTGATTTCTTCCATAAAGTTGTTAGGAAGAATGTTAGTAAGGACATTCCAGAAGTCGTAGCTATCACAAACAGCAGCAAATGATACATTCTTATAAAGGTCAAACAGATACTTGAATGTAGGAATTTCATCTCCACCATCAAGACAAGCATGAGAAGTCATAACGGAATGTTCTGTTGAAGTAAGACCGCGAACATTGCCATCACACTTACCATAAACATTCTGAATATGCTTACGAGCAGCAACCGTAGATGAGTTCCACATTGAAGTGAGCCAAGCAACGGAAGCATTTACTGCGCTCTCATTGCTTTCCTGACCACGCATTGAGAAGTCACACATAGCAGTTCGTTCATCAATGCCATTTTCAACTGTCGCAGAAAATGCACCTCTTGCAATTTTACGATATTCACGAGCAATCGTTGCTGAAACCATAGGATGCCAAATAGCCGCAGACAGGGAAGCCTCAAGAGCCTGACCAACCCAGAAAAACTGAGGATTAGTAGACTTAATTTCCAAACAAGGAACACCCATAGGAACGAGAGTACCTTCAGCAACAGCATTGATTTCCACAGGCAAATAATGAAGGTCATGAAGTGCATGAAGATTAATAAGAGTCTTAGTAATCATATCGCCGGAATAACCAAGACCATTCTTAAGAACATCAGCAATATCAACAGCAATTTCATCCCAAGGACAATTAAAGAAGTTATCATTAAAATTCTCCACTACATAAGAATGTACATAAGCGCTCAAACCGAAGAATACTACCTTATCAATACCCTTGAGACGAGAACCACGAGGGGTGAGATAAGAAGTGAGTTCTCGCAGCTCAGGACGATACTGAAGAATGTGTGTTAGTTTGTAAAAATCTGTCAGTAGAAATGGATTCATATTCATAATCAAATAATATATTAGTTCTGTGTAAAGAAAAAGCCTAGACTTATGGTCTAGGCTCCGGGGTTTCAAAAACTGGTATCATTTCCAACGTATCAGCCGAATAGATATTATCAATTAGACCATTACCTTTAGAATTGTAGAAATTTCGTGCTTCAGGTTTGAGGTGGGTTACATACAAATCTACTTGAGAAGCACCCATTTCACGAAGAACCTTAGCAGCTTCCACAAATGTTCTACCACCCATTACCATGTCATCTACAATAAGAATTCGCTTACCCTCAATGTCAGCCTTATCTGCAATTACCTCATAACAAACAATTTCCCCCGTATCAAGATTACGCTTCTTGTTACCAAAACGATACTTCTTCGTGTCAAGGATTTCACTATACTTCTTAGCAGCCCCATTATCAGGGAAAAATAACAAATCCCAAGGAAGTCCATCATTAGAATATGTTTCATCTAAAAGGAAGTCCTTAATAGGATAGTATACCTTACAATGATTGAGCAATGCAGGAAGAACATTACTATGAGGGTCATATACTTCTACCATATCAAACTTCAATTCATTGATAATCTGTGCAACATACTTCAATGAAAAGCCATGACTATCCATTGGTCTATCCATTTGACAATAAGGGAAGTAATGGATGTCAAGCCTAGTTTTGGCATTGCCAATGTAACGGTCGTCATACATCTTCTTCACAATTTGAAGATTGAACAAATCCTCATTACTTTCAAAAATAAATGTGAATGTGTTCCACGAATCAGGAGATAGACACATAGGAAATGACAAGAACGACCAAGGTTCATAATCTACCTCATTATTAGAGAAACGTCCCTTTACTACATTATATCCGTTTAACTTTATCATAATTAATCTTCCTTTAGAAATTTGTAATATTGTTCCATTTCAAATGCATAACGCCCTGCTAAATTTTCTGTTTTGAATCCAGTTACATCAATGAGTTCTCCTTTATTATCATAGACATGTACCATGAAAACATTCTTAGATTCATCAACAGCGCTTTTTCGCTTTACGATTTCAATTTTAACAGGAGTTATCTTCTCCTTCACTTCTTCAAACATTTCACATGAATCACTGCTTATGATGCTACTATGTTTTTTTGCACAATAACCCCAATCTGAAGAACCATGTCCTCCTGTGCGAATGAAATGTTTACAATCCCAACAAGTATTCATCGCTTCAAAAAATCTTCGGAATTTTCAATATCAATCTGACAGCAACCCATAGTGGTAAGAGCAGCCTTATGTGTATCTTCATTTACACAAGCACAAAGGTCTTCAAGAACAGTAATCTTCATGTTAGGCATAAGACCACGAAGGTAAATTGCATTGGAAGCTACACAAATACCGGTGCAGAAGCCTATAAAAACAATCTCATCAATCTCATGGGACATATCCATCTTAATATCCTTCATAAAATAACCAATATGTTTACCAAGGAAAGTAGACATAAAGGTATTCTTATCAAAGACCTTATCATTAACACCAAGATAAGGTGCTACTCGGTCATCAATTTGCCAACCCCAAGTGTCTTTAATACAATGAGGAACCGGTAGCTTTTTACCCTCAAGAGTATTTTCGTACCAAGCACTTTCAGCAATATCCTCCTTAATAACCTTATCTCCAAAAATATATGTCTGAGGCTTAGTATCCTTATCATAATGGGTGTCACGTGTTGCCCAAATAGCTACAGTATTTTCCTTATTCTTTACTTTAGAAAGGAACTCAGCAATCTTAGGTGTTACTTCTTGAGCCTTCTCGGAACCAAGAGCTCCACTAATAAAATCATTCTGAACATCAATTACAATATATAATGTCTTCTTCATAATTTTATTAATATCAAAGTTCTGATATTAAATAATGCTATATGGCAAAACGTAAGGTTTCAGAGAGAGATTTACTTATTGAGCAATGTCTCCATGATGCTTACTGCGAAAGAGAAGGAATTATTAATGAAGGATTTGTTGATAATATTAAGGCTAACGCTAGAGCAGCAGGAGAATGGTTAAAGCAAGATGCTAAAGATAGTTTTAGACTCCGCAAAAAGGGTAAAGTACAAGATAATAGAAAAAACGCTGCAGTAAGCGGAAAAATTAAATCATATGCAGGTAGCTTAGCTAAAACAATGTCTGACTTCAAAAAGAGCGGCGGTACATTAGGTAGAAATATTAATAATATTGATGATGTTATTAATAGACTTAATTTGGTCTCTAAAGGAAAATCATTACATAAAGTTATAGGCAATAACGGGAATGAGCAAGGCCAACCTATTAAAAAATCTTCAATATTTAATAATCCTTCTATAACTGATATTAATAATTCCGATAATAATAGTCAAGAACCTGCTACTAATAATATTTCTAAGCCATTATCCAAACGCGATATAGACCGTAAAAAACGTCAAGAAAATATTTTTAAAAATAAAGAAAAGGAAGCAGAAAAAGCAAAAATTGAAAGAGCTAAACGTATTAAAAATCTCAAAGATGCGGCTAATAAAAAACCAAGTATTCTATCTAAAGGTTTAAAGGCCGCGGGTAGAGGTATCAACAATATGGGTAAAACTGCAATTGGCAGCATTGACAAAGCTGCAAAAAGTTTAAGTAAAAATGGTAAAGAAGTTTTATCTACTGCTGGCAAAGGTATTAATAAAGCCGCTTCAAATATAACAAAAAATATTAAAAACACATTTGATGGATTAAAGAATAAATTTAAAAACCGTAAATCAGATACATCTAAATCGTCTAAAAATGAAACATTAATAAATTTAGGTCCGGCGGCTAATTTACGTTCAAATATACCAGCTAATGCCAAAAAAGACCTTAAATTAAAAAGTCCCACCTCTAAAAAGAGACGTCGAATCCTTACAGCAAAAAATGCTTTAGACAATGAACGTTCTCAAAAAGCAATGCAAAAATGGGTAGATTCTAATCCAGATATGTTTATGTTTGATTCATATATTCCTCAACATAACACTAACGCTCAGCTATCAATGCTTAATTCAATTATCTAAAATAAAAAGCTCAGGTTAATCCTGAGCTTTTTTGTATAAACTTAAAACGTAATCAGTTACTTCTGTTTTGTTTGGTATATCGAGCAATTCAATATACTTTTTAATAGCATCTTCCATATCAAATGCTTTTAATTCAATTTCAGAAACATCTTGACTGAAGTTTTTTCCATTTTCCCATTCTAAAGAAAAATCTAATGGATTTAAGCTATTAATAATTCCGCTTAATGTATTAGTGTCAGTAAGAGTAATGTTTCTATCAATAATAATTTTAAAAACATTATTCTTAATACACTTATTAAGCTCTTCATATGACCATTTTCCGCTGATAAGGTCACTTAATTTAATTTTATAAAAACGAGGGCTAATTATATTTTCTACAAATACTGAACTATTAGTATCAAAATCAAAAATATCAAAGCCTTTAGAGGTTTCATACGTGTCAGAATGGTCCATTGGGAAAGTATTACCTACATAGATAATACGTTTATCATCCCATTTTCGTTCTTGACGTAAATGAAAATGACCTGAATAAATTATATCAAAATTACTCAACAATTTAGATGCTTTAAACCCATCTTCACAAGCACTTACATCCATATTGTACTTGAATAAGCTAATTTCTGCATGTGTAAACAATACATCAGCTTTAAACTCTAATGGGTCATATCCCCAACCGCAAAATAAAGCCTTCTTATTACCAAAATTAACAATTTCAGGCTTTGTATATACAGTAATATTGTTTCTATTTTGAAAAAGATTTACAGGAGAAATAGTGGGTTCATTTGCATAATACAAATCATGATTACCTAGAATAATGTGTACCTTGAAATCCTTTAATTTATCAAGTATCTTACTTGCGACGTGTAATGTATTAGCAGAAATACTGTTTCTAGTATGAAAGAAATCCCCTAGAAAAACAACTGTATCTACGCCATTCTTTTTAACTTCAGATACAAACCAATCACACCAATTTAAAGCAATTTCATGCCAAATTGCGGAATCTTGCTTAATCCCAAGGTGAAAATCTGAAAAAATAGCTACTTTACTCATCTCTGCCAAAAGCAAGAACCAACAAAGTAATAATAAATGTACTAATTACTGAAATAAACCCAATCCATCCCCATAGGAATGAAACTGCAACAAGTATTGCAGACATTAATAAGCCAGATGCGATAACTACGCCACTGACAATATTAGATAATGCTATTGTGAGAGTATTCTCATCAGCATCTTTAGCTATTTTTCTTAAATCATTCATCATAATTTTCTATTACAATTTCATTTTCAGCATTATAAAATTCACCTAATGATGATGCAAATACAGGTTTAATATAAATCGGTGCATCAGTATTTTCTTTAGCAAAACCACGTAAAAATTCCTGTCCATATTCTGCACGAACCTTTACATTTTGCTTTTCAAGATTAATTCTTCTTAAAAATTCACGCCAGGCAATACGGTTAAAATAGCTGAAAGGATTATATTTTCTAGTAGGGTCAAATTTCTTGCCAATAAGTGCCTTAGTACACTTTACAAGAGCATCTGCAACCATTTCATCCTTCCAAGTATACCCAGAAAACTTAGGATTCTTACTTAAACCTGTAATCATCATACTAATAGCTAAACCACACTTTTCAAAATACTTCTTAGCATTTCTTCTAATAAGTTTAGCTTCAGGACTTTTATCATTATCATCAAGTTCTGATTTCAATTGGTCGTATTTATAATACTCTGAAATATCAGACATGAATTGAGGACCTGAAATATAATGTTCCGGTTTTTCTTTTATCGGTTTTGTAGATACATACTCTGTACTTAATGCCATATGAATTATTATATCATAAAAATAAAAAAGGTGGAAGTTTATTCCACCTTTTTGCTTAACTTAATTCAATACTGAGTATCGCTCACCATTAAGAATCTCAGTCATAAATGCCTCCGGAGACTTAGCAGACAGAACCTGCTCAAACATACCAGGCTTACAACCACCGACAAGAATTGTACCTGTCTTATCACGTGTAATCGGCTTAGAGCAGTTAGCACGAGCAGAAGCATTCCAGAATACCAGCTTCGGACACTTATATCCAGCAGCCTCGTACTTACCACGAATCATGCCAAGGCAATCACGGTTATAAGTACACTGGTCAAACTGCATATCAGAGATAATCACAATAGCCTCAGGCATCTCCTCTGCAGGGATATTGGCCTTAACTGCAGCATTAAGAACAAGACTAAACACAGCCTCAAGGTCTGTATTCATCCCCCAATCAGCCCTCTCAACATGCTTCACCTTATCATATAGAGACCACTTATCATCTACTGTAATGAAGTTAGGACGCTGGCTAAATGTAATCATCTGATTCTTAAAGATACCATTATTACGCTCAGCAACATACAAACCGAGAGAAACGGCAACCTCAATAGAAGCAACATTATGGTCAGCACCCCATGCATCAAACATGGAACCAGAAGTATCTACTACTGCAAGCCAACTATGATTACCGGAAGTACCCTCGAAGTAGTTACGAAGAGAACGCCACTGATTATCAAGCTGAAGCTTACCAGTCTCAGAGATGTTAATACCACGAAGAATCGGCTTTACAACATCATAAGGATACAGACCAGCAGTATTAATCTTCACATCAGATACAGACTTCTCACCACGTACAAGAACCTTGTGTAGAGTATCATGATATGCTGCAAATCGAGCATTATCATTACGCTCAAAGGCCTTACGATACTTATGAATGGCACGAGAAGGAAGCTTAGAATAATCAAAGGAATAATCCTTATTAGAAATCTTAATCTCAACTACATTAGTAGCTGCACGGAGAGCAGAAAGTACCTTACGATAAGCACGCTCATCCTTCAAACCAAGATTCTGATAAAGCTTCTTAGCTGTCTCACGTGTCTTCTTAGAAGAAGTATTGGCAGACGGAAGCCACTTAGCAAGAAGAGAAATCTTATTAATCATTCCATCCTCAAGCATTGCCATATCGATAGCAAGCTGAGCACGAATAATGCTATAAATCTCCTCATCTACATGCTTATTCACACCAAGAAGGGCAACAAGGTCATCCCAACGACCATAAGGCTTACCAGAATCTGCATCATGACCAGCAGGAATGAAAATCAGATTGCGCTTGAACTCAGGATAGAGGCTAAGAAGAGTACGCATGCCATGACGGAACACTGCTCGCTCACCCTGACCCTCATGAATATCACGAAGATAGAAAAGACAACGAAGAGTAAGTTCCTTATTCTCAAGGGCAGCCTCACGAACTGCATTCTCTACACCCTTAGGATTACGGCGATAAGAAAAACCATCTGTAAAAAGGTCAAGAACCTTAGAAAGGGTGCTCTTATAAGCCGGCATACCGTTCTCAGTTACCGTATTGTTATCAGCTACTGCTACTGCATCAAATAGACTAGACATATTATTAATTTTTGCTGTTTATGTTTAAAAGTTATGATTTATTTTTAGTTCAGTTCTGTTTAGATTCAAGGTTAATAACTGCATCTTTTACTTTAGAACCAGTTATATCAATCTTAACACTTCCAGTTTCCTCATCAAACTTCCATTCTACATTACACTTTTCCAGACGGACGCATTTGTCATGAATTGCATAACCATAAAGCGGTAACATTGTAAAAATAAGAGTTAATGGTATCCAACCGCCTGTCTTTACATTATCTATAAACCTATAAAAAGGATTAATCGTACCTTCAGTTGTATAATTAACTATAAAAAGTGTAATACATACTAAAACAAAAGCAATTCCTAAACCTATTAATAATCCAATCATAAAATCTTTTTAAAAATCTTCTAATTTTTCCTTCTTTTCTTCATCAAAAAATCCATCTTCATCGGAATCAACAAGAAAAACTTCATATTTAGTATGAGATTTAAGAATTTCCTTAAATACTTCGCAAAAATCCTTCTTATCTTCCGGGTGAAGTTTCATCCAGAGATATTCCCCGATACAATCTCCTACAATTTCTCTAAGACGACAGTCAAATTCATCAATTTGTTCTGAAAGAAAGTACCCATTTTCCATGATATATTCTTTATTTGACGAACTTGTTCTATCTATATCAACTTCATGAGTCATAATATGAATATAAAATAGTTCTGAAAGAAAAAGGAGCAAACTTAGCTGCTCCTGAATGCGCTATATTTTGGAGAAGACTCTCCAAAAAATCTATTAAAGAATAACTCTAATCTTCAACTTGTTACCCATCCAATCAAGAACATCAACCAAGGTGAGAAGACAAGCACAAAACTTGTCACAAAGACCCGTCTTATATTTCACTTCAGAGCGTTGAACACGATAAGCAAAATTCTCAGGTGCTTCAGGATGCGGATAAAATTTATGAGTTCCAATAAGCAAATACTTACCGTTGAACTCTACATTCAAGGCACAACCCAAGTATTCATCATGATTAGTTAGATTAAAACGAGATAATACTGCATCTTCTGTTTCAACAGCAAATGTATTATCAAGTTGGTCAATCCAAACATAACCTGTATTATGCGTAAGAAAATAGGTAAGTTTATCGTATTGGAATACGCCAATTTCATCAGCGTTCCATTCACGATTTTCCCAATCCTTACCTGCCCACTCTTCAATAAATTGCTCAAATGTCATAATTTATAATTCTTTCTATCAAATAAAATCAGCATCAGTTAGGGTATGAGACTTGCCAAATTCCTTATCGTTATGTAGAATGATATGTTTGTTTTCCTCAATGTATTCTACCAAACGCTTGAATGAGGGAGAAGCATCCAACCCATTTTCCCAAAATATTACATTATGACGTTCTTGAGAATTATTATACCAAATTCTAAATCCATATTTCTCACATGGAACTTCTTCCCAATCAAAAAGACCAACGCCAGATTTAATGCAGTGTGAGTTAAACTGTACACCAATACTACAAATTTTACTGTTAGGAGAGAACAAATTACGGATAACAATTTCAATAATCTCACCTTTGAAAGCAGTTACATAAAAATCGCCATCTCCTGTGAGTAGCACCTTACTGTCGATAATCTTATCAACAACCTTCTTTATTACTTCTTCGTCTTTCTTTCTCATAAGTCAATTAATCAGGCAAATAGTCACACTTCACCTTTGGGTCTTCAAGGTTATTTCTAATGTAAGAATAGATATTTTGTTCAGCCTCTTCACACGCAATGTCAAACTCATCATTGCTCATAATTTCAGTAGAAATTCCCTTTTCATACATTCGGATAGAACCTCTCACAATGCTATACAAAATGAAATCATACTGTGACGGAGTAGGTGTATAATCCATTGTCTTTATAAAGTCAATAACCTTGTCTTTAACAGTCTTTAGTTTTGCCAATGCTTTATAAGCAGCCTTTGCATCCTCTTTTGATAATTTCACAATGTAATCATTGCGAAGTGATTGAATGTAACTTTCAACTTGCTCCTTCGTAATCCCTTCAGGTACTTCTATAGTTATTTCTTTCATAAGTCTTTACTTTATTTCATTATGTCTGAGTCCTCAAACAATTGCTCAAATTCTTCTGTAAATGTCATAGTATTATTATACGTTAGTTCTGATTTTCTTATTGACTCAATTTGATGTTTTAGATTATCAAACTTAATAGGAGATTTATCCAAATAGTCTATGTATCTTTTGGTAAAAGGGTCGGGTTCAAACTTCCATTCTTCATTCATTACAATTTATTATAAGGATGTTCAACAAGGTCGTAAATTTTTCTTCCACAACGACCACTACGACCTTCATAACGCATACGAAGACGTTTATCAATCACTTTATCGTAAAACTCATCACTACGAATAGATAAAAAGTCCTTCGTAAAAATCTTCTCCAAATATTCCATAATTACTGCCTTATGTTTGGCAAAATAATCATCGTAAGTAATTCCTTCGTCCTTTGGACAATCGCTGAGATTATCAATATAAAGACCATCAATGATAATCTTCACCAACTTTTCACTGTCATGTATTGTAGTTTTAGCGAACATATTTCTTATCCTTTATTGTTACAGAAGAAGTTTAGCAGAGTTCTGTTTTTTGTCAAGCACTTTTTTACAAAGAAATAAATGTATGGTTATGTTTGTCCATCTGAATAGGAACAATAATTTTATTCCTCTTTTCTTCGTTAGGTTTGTCGCTATCACATTCGCCACTGAAAATAGCAACACAAAAAGCAGTCATTATCAGAATTAAAAAAATTACCATAAAAATTTCCATCACCTTTTCTTCATTCATAATTCCTTAAAAAATTGTATAATGTGATTTACATTACCAAAATTCCAATGCCACTTACCAATTCTTTTAGGCTGTTTATCTCTGTTTATTTTGATTTCTTGTCTACTTTCACCATCAAGTGTTTGAGTAGAAAAATATAAAGTATCATTTAAGAAAAATGCAGAATATCCATAACACTTTATGATGTCTGCTTCTTCACAAAGTTCTATAAAAGTTTTATCTTTCATTACCAAGTATCACATTTATAACAAGGTTTAGTGTTCTTCCAGAGCATATCGTAGTATTTCATAAACGATTCTCTATCTCCTATGAATGAAATTGTATAACCGTCCATCTTCATCCATTTGTCATAAGGAAGAACCGCAGTATACACCCTACCATAAGTTCCAAAACCTGGCCAACAAGCATAATTAATACTCTTATCAAACTCCTCAAATTTATCCTGTAACTCTCTTAGAGATATGTCTTTATCAGAATTCTTAAAATGTTCGAGTATAAAGTATTCTTCATTCAGTTTTATCATAATAGACAATTATTCATAATTTCTCGGTAATGTTCCACACTAAAAATGGATTATAGTGCTTATCCTTATAATCTATACGGATTTCAGCAGGTTTACCTGTAAAGCTCCAATCCGCGATTTCAAATCCCACAATTATTCCATTTTCAAAGAGGTCGTCTATACACTTATATGTATCTTCATAGTAAGTTACAATTTCCTCACCATTATAGTGGCTCACATTTTTGAAAATTTCAGTTACATACAACTTACCTTCTTTCATTTTGAATTCAACTTTATCAGCAAGAGGATTGGTCAAATCGCGTGACTTACCATCTGAATAGATAGTTACACTTTCAGTTTTCCAATTTCTATTTTGTAAGTCGAACCTTTCATATATGTCCTTTACGTTCTTCAAGCTTTCATCCATAAATTACTTTTCGATTTTTGTTTTCTTCACAGTAAAATTACCACATTGGTCTTCTGTAATAGTTGTGGTTATCCCTTTTTTCATATCCTTAATCGCTTTGTCTATTTCTTTTTTGTAAGCACCTGCACAATCTTCTTCATACATCTCACCAATACACCCTAAAATAAAAATGGCTATCATGACGATTATGAATAATAAAATACCAATCGTCATACTTCCTTTGCTTCTTTTTCAAAAATTTCTTTTCTCAGTCGCTCGAAGTCTTCCTCCATCCAATTATAAACGAAGTATTTGATTTTTGCACCTATCGTAGGTTCAATCTCTTCCATAAAAAACTTCACCCAATCTTCCATGTCCTCTGCATCACTAATCTCCAATGCCTCATTATCCCATTTGTCAAAATACACAGCATTCAGAAGAGGAATAATAAAGTTGAATGGGTTTTTATCATTATTAGCATAGAGAGTGTAATTATAAAACTTCTCCAAAATGAACTGTGTGATGTCGTCAATGTTCTTCTTACTTTCTATCAATACATCGTTGGGTGAAGTAAGAGGTTTCTTCTCTGCAACATTATGTGTTATGTTGTTCTTATTCCACCAATTCACATCATCAATAGTTAATTTCTGATAATGATGTGCTGCAAAAATCAGTAAGAAGTTATGCTCATCTACTGCAATTTGGGAGCAATTATGAACTACTCCCCATTGTAAATCTTCTACTTTATTCATTAAATCTTCTATTTTGTTATTTTTCAACATGGACTGTATAATTTTTATCAGCCATTCTCTTTACAAATTCTTCACGGTCAAAAGTAACTTTTAACGAAGACGCACAAGAACCTTTTCC